GGCATAAGGATTGGCTCAATAGGCTCAATCTGCCCGTTGAGAGGCCAAGCAGGAATCTCTGTCAGGTTTTTACCCCAAGCCATAGGAAAGAAGGTGTTTACCTTTTCGAAGCCAGCTTCTTGAAGGCGATCGCTGTACTCTTGCTTTGTCTCACCGTTAACAACTTCAACAATCTCATTGGAGTCTTTCTTCTCATAAACATCAATTACAAAGTTACCAGCCTTGTCAAGGTAGTGATCACTCACAGTATCAATAAGATTTGGGTGCCAAGGGTTATCGTCCTCAAAGCGTTGTGTGAGGTAACGAGTAACAAAACGTGTAATGGTTTTCGACTTGGTAACAGGGTGAATGTTTGTTTGAACGTTGATTACGTTCTCTGCCTCGATAAGAACAGGGTAAGGGGAAATCTTAGCCCGTTGCTCTGGATCCATAGCGCCTAGTTCTTGATCAGAAATGTTTGGATAGTCAACATAAACCCAACCACGGGAAGTTTGTAGTTCTTCCCAGAGCGCATTATCAAGGAAGTTAAAGAGAGACGAACCCTCTAGTGTAAAGTTTGTTTCAATCCAGTCCTTTGCCTCGTCAGGAACAGAGTCGGGGAGTTCCAAAAGCGATTGCTTTCTCAACAAAGCACTAATAAGTACCTTAGAGTACTGGGAAACAAGACCGGGAAGTTCTGCTTCTGCTTTGAAGAACTCATACTGAGGTTGAGACATGGAAGTGGAGAAAGGGATCAACAAGTTTTCACTGAAATCAGTAACATGCTCGTCGTGGATTTTTGCTGTAGTTTGACCTTGAAGAACCGCTCTTGCACGTTTCCAAAGTGGCTTGATAGCCAAATAGGAGTCAGTAGGGTCAGCAACAGATCTTTTAAGAGTCTTTGGTGACTTCTTTATTTGAGCCATTTAAGTCTCCTTCTTTATATGATCATTGTTATAGGAGTTATATTATAAAGACCTCACGGGTCAGGTGTCTCAAAGGAGACCTTAATAATAGAACCTCTTCTCATTAGTCGGCAGTAATTTTCTTCTATAAAAAGAAGGTGCTGTCTTCAAGAAATTATTCCCAAAGACAGCTACCTGATGAATGGTGACTTTCAGCGTTAAGCTGTCACCGTATAGCTGTTATCATTAGTCGGAAGTATTTTGTAAAATATTCTTTTTCTTCTTCCAGATCTGGTCTGGGCTAGGAAGTTTGTATAAAAAATAAGACCATACAATAAACGACGCGATAAGAGCGCCAAAGATGAGTGGGTCAGTCTTGTTAATGTTGACTGTACCACCCTCTTTGTTTTCTACTTTGTTTTCTGAGGTATCTTGTCTGATAACCCCAGTGTTCCCTTCACCACGAATTGTGGGTCGGATACTTGTGTTTAGCGCGGTATTCTGATTGTTTTCTTTACCAATCTGCGCTGTAAGATCAGCATCAATACCACCTTCCTCACCTAGTCCAATAGCAGAACGTGCTGCATCGGTAGCTAGGTCTTTAGCTAGATCGCATCCACTGATTAACAGCAGGCTGGCGAAAACCAAAGGCAGGAAGACTAAAGATCGTGACTGGCCAAATGACAATGCTAAGTTCCTCCGGTTGTTTGTTAAAGGCCAAGAAGAAGCAGCCGAGGATCATTACCACGGCTACCTGCCTTGACCAAGTTCTTTTTGGTTGTACTGGAACGGGATTGTTCAGCACTAGTGTTTCTGTCATGGGTAAAACTCCCTTGTTAGCTCAAAGTGGGGACCGTCTGGGAAAGAGCCTGTATAAGCCTTGGCCAGTTCTTCACCAGTGCCTTCCCAAGTTCTTATGTCGTTCACTCTCCAGTTGCCACCCCAACGAACAGCAATATTCTCTCGCTTAGCAGCAAAGATTACTGCATCTGCGACCAAGTAGAACTTAGGCCAATCCCAAGAGATAGGGAAAGGGACTAAGTCTACAGCATGGCCAGTGATATGTCGAGAGTTCAGTGTTTTTGACTTACCTTGGTTGAAAAGCTTCTGCTGTCGTTCTTTAGAGCGGAGGCCCTCAAGGACAGAGAAGTCAATCTCAGAGAACCGGATAGCTGTTGTCATGACAGTGACTAGGTCCTTGTGTACGCCTTTGAGCTTTTGTCTACTTACGTTGCCAAAGGTAAACCCCGTAACTTTAGGGGCGTCCTCTTCTTCAAACTCGTCGATATCATACCCCATCTAGCCTACTCCTTAGCTCATCAATCTGGTGTTGTTGTTCTTTAACTGCTTCAATAAGTACAGCAACAAGGTCACCGTAGTTAACCCCTTTGAAACCATCCTCGCGAGTATTTACAACTTGTGGGATAACTTCCTCAACATCTTGGGCAATAAGACCAATACGGTCTTTCCCTTCCATACGGAAAGTAACCCCTTGCATTGTGTTTACCTTGTCAAGAGACTCCTTAGAGTTCATCACACGGATGTCCTGCTTTAGGCGTCTGTCAGAAGTTGTGTTGAAATCTGTGGCAATCGCCGTTCCAGTGATTGTAACCCCTGTTGCAGTAGTTAGCAGCTTTGTGGCATTAGCTGCCTTCAAGGCCACAGTGTTACCTGTGATAGTTAGTGAGGAAGTTGATCCCGCCGCGTTGCGGAAATCGTGTATGGCAGAGTCATAGCGGATACCCCCTGCTCCAGCACCGATAAGGCTAGAAAGTGTGCCAACATGTTTTACGGTAAGACCCGCAGCGGTACCAAGAGTAAGGTTTTGGCTAGCCGCAACCCCTACTGCGCCGCTAAAGGTCGCGGTAGAGGCTACAGTAAGGTCTCCTGTACTGATAGACGTGGCAGTCATAGAAGCCCGATCTGTAAAAATCGTAAACAGAGTCTTCCAACCTGTTCGGTAAATCTTTAAGATAGGGTCAGTACCACCTGTGTCTAGCCAAAGTTTACCCGTGACTACCTCATCAACGGGGGCAACCGCCCCGGAGTGACAGGTGTCAATTGCTCCGAGGGCGTCGTTCAGATCGTTAGTGTAGGCGGTACCTGTTTGGACCGCACTAATGTTAATACTTGCTGTGGACATTTATTTTCTCCTTATTGACCAATAGCTTGCCAGTCTACTGACCTTGCAACCCGCACTGCGGAATTGAAAATTGAGTAGCTGAACCCAGTTTTATCTCTACTGGAAATTACAACCTCATCCCCCTGTGACCCTCCAATGATCTGAAGACCGATTGTAGGAGAGTCTGTACCCCCCGGTCCACCATAAAAGGAGGTAGGGAAGGTTACGGTTACGTCTCCGCCCGTGCTGCTTGTCGATGAGCCTTTCTTGATGATATCCCGCTTATCAAGTAGTATGCCAAGGTTGTTAACCGTGATAGTAGTAGTTGTTTCGTTCACTTTACCTATGAAGCGGAACCTCAAGGCACGACAGCGGAAACTACCGATAGTCAAAACACCATAGCTGGTCCACACAGGGGAACCCGTAGGGTCGTCCTGAGTAGTTGAAACATAAACTAGCAAGCTAGCAAAGCCAGCAGGCCCAGCAAAGTTACTAACAAGAGACACGTTAGTATAGCTAGAAACAAACGTTGTGTTGTTTGCAACAATAGCGTCAAGGTAAGGACTAACACGGATGTCTGTAATCTCACCGAGATCAACTACACTACTAAAATCGTAGGTCATCTCAGTCTGTCCTGTCGAAAGGACAAGAGAAGGGCCTGACTCCACCGTGCAGTTAGTCTTTACACCAGAGAAGCTTACCGTATCCTCATCAAGAGTTTCAACTTGGTTGTAAGAAGAGTCTTGGAACGAGCTAATAAAGGTCGCAGCGTTAAGTGAGTAGATACCAGAGGAGTCTTTAAATTTAAGGAAGAAAGTACCTTGTAGTGTGGGAACCGTCTTATTGTTTGTGTTACCAGAAAGGTTTTGAACAATAATAGAGGAGGTGTCCCAAGTAGCAGACAAACCTGTTCCGTTATGGTAACGGATTTCAACAGCACCACCATAAAGAACATCTAGGTCCGTAGGTAGTGTCCAAGACAAGTTGATCTGTCCTTCATTGATGTTTCCAGCAAACCCAACAGGGTCAGAAGGAGGAGTCTCAAGTCCAGAAATAATCTTTGCTTGTGTTAGCATCTCACCACCGTAGCCATAAACACTGTAAGGTGTAATCTTAAAGGTGTAGTCTCCCGTAGAAATGTCGTTGATTAACGCAGAGTTTGTGTTTGTTGTTCCAAAGACAGTAAAGTCAGGATCAGTTGTAAGTTTGTACTCTAACTTGTAGCTGGCGGGTCTTATGCCAGAGTTATCTGGACTCCACATTAAGAGAGCACGAGACTTAACCCCCGAAGCATTGTTAGTCAAGTAGAGATCGTCTGTCACCGTTAAACTTTGAGGTTGCAAGGGTCCTGCGGTTATTGCCACCCCCAGAAGAGTAGTCAGAGTAGATCTTACACCAAGGACAGACTGTGCTCTCACGCCAAAGTCATAGGTGGAGGCTGTATTTAAACTAGCAATCTCTTGAAGTAGAAAAGTCTTACTTGAGGTTGTCCCAAGTAGAGTATAGTTTGCGTCTGTTGAGACTCTATAGTAGACGGAGTAAACAAAGCTGTTACTATCTTCATCTTGGGCAAAGTCCCAAGTTAGCTTTGCAACGTCTTGGACCTTTAGACCTCCTTGGGAAACGGAAAGATTACTTGGCGAGGATATGGAGTAGTTAAATATCTCCCGGTTCTTATAGGCAAGACCGTCAGGGACGTTCCAAGCAAGCACATCTGCATCAAACTTGTAAGCGTTAATTTCGCAAGTGAAGTTTCCGTTAACCCTGATTTCTTCTACCCTGAACACAGTAGGGGTTGTTATTCCCACTTCCTTTAGTTGGACCGAGATAAAATCTCCGGGTTCTACAAGAAGACCCTCGGCGTTTGTCAAAAAAGAGACATTGTAGATGCTACGGGATGAACGCACTGTTTGCTCAGCTTTCGCCAAGGCATTATAGGGGTTAGTCACGTCTACGCTTAAACTTGTCTCCAGAGGTTGGCCATTATCCTCGGCAAGATAAGTATTGTGAACTGCAGAAGATCTGTCGGGCCAAGTGACTGTATCCTCTTTGAAGTCTTCATGCTCGTTACTGAAGTTAACTGTAACTTGGTTATAACGATCGACTGCTGTCGGAAAACTTATAGTAAAGCTGTCTTGTAGGATGTTGTCGCTGTTAAAGGTACTTGTCACCAAGGCATCCGTTGCAGCGTCGTTTGCTGGGTATTCTAAGAGAATCTTGTACTTACCGTCCGTATCCCAAACAAGTTCCGCATAGTTCATTGTATTCATAATACGTTCAATGTTATCGCGGAGCGGGGTATTTGAGTCAAGAGTAATGTTGCACTCGTAGAGTTTTATGTCTCTCCTTGGCAAAGTTACTTGGTAGAAACTACCTTGTACGTCACCGTTATCCAGCTCTCCAGTCTTTTTCCAAGCGTAGGTATCCCCTGTCGAATCGTCTACCAGTATAGTATCCTCATAACCCCAATCGTCTGGGTCGGGAAAGTCAGCAAAAGTAGGGTAGGCAGAAGTCGGCTTTGCCCCCAAAACGTGACCTGAAACCTCAGCGTTTGGAATTACAACGGTATCACAAATCTGTGCGGCATCATAGAAGGCTTTTAAGTTAATGTTGTCAAAGGTCAGGCCCCTGCCATAAGTTGCATTTGTAAGGTAATCCATCAAAACATAGGCAGGGTTATTGGAATAAGTCTTTGTTGGGCTAACTGTGTAGACGCCAACGCTCTCTGTGATAGTGTGGACCTTCATACCCTCCACTTGAAACTTAGAGGTGGGTGCGCCAGAGTAGTTTTGCTCGTCGCGGTCTAGCCTGTAGATCTCAGCCGCGTAGGCCACGTTTGTAAAAACGTCTGTATTAGGAAAACCGTTAGCTTGTAAAACTGCGGAAGGCCCGCCGTCGGGGTAGGTAATAAGACGCTGCCCCTTTTTGAACTTGTAGGAACTATAACCATTCTCATTGACCTTTGCATGGCGGATAGACTCGATTCCACCGTAGCAGAGTGCGTGTTTATTAAACATAAACTCGTTCTTTGTGCCTGTCTTAGAGCTAGAGAGTCGCCCCGTATCTGCCCCTGAGTAAGCATTTACCCCAAGTACACTATTTAGCCAAGTTGGTGTTAGTGAAACACCACCGGAGCGCAGAAGTGGCCAGTCATTACCAGAGTCAAAGGTTGTTGTACCTTCTTCTGGAACGGCATAAAAGTAGTTCTTACTATTTCGGTGATCATACTGTACGCCACCAATTTCTTGGCGACCGTAAACTACTGGCAAAGAGATTGACTCGTTTTTGACTGTGAAGACCGAACCTTTTGCCTTGTCTTGCTGTCTTTTTAATTTTCTTGCTTGTTGTTGTTGGTAAGCGACTGAGAAAAGAAACAGTGCTACTTGTACTTCAAAACCCATTAGATTTTACCCCACTCTAGTTGCAACTCATAACCCTCGTTGATACGATCAAAAGAAGTATCTGTGCTGCTAACTTGGTCCATTCCAGAAGGCGTAGTAAAGAAAGGGCGTACCATATCTAAATCTGCCATAGGGGAAGAACACTCGATCTCAACAATCTTCGAGGTAAAGTCTGTGTTAATTGACGGTGCGTCTACAAAACCGCTGTAGACATAAACTAGGTCAGTGTCACTTGTTAGTGGACCTAAAGTCGGGTGAATGAAACCAGCGCGGATAGTGACGTTCCTGTTGATTACCCCTGTCCTAAATTCAGAAAAAAGAGCGTCACTTGGATCGATAAGCTGGATTCTGTAGGCTTCCCTGTCAAGAACAGAGTTCTGCCTTGGTGAGTCGTACTCAAAAATAGCTCCGTTTGCAACAAAGGTTTTCCCGTCATTATCTGTGACATTATACTGGCTAGTTGTTAAGAAGTAGTCGTTATTTCCTAAGTTCAACTCAACGAGTAAAAAATACTCAATAAAGTCACTCTGTATTACGCTAAGAGCGTTTGCTGAAAAGTTTCTCATTACAGGGCCTCAATCAAGTTAACTGTGCCGGGATCTGCCAGAACACCATCAAGGAAGCGGATACCATTCATACCATTGATGTCTCTGTAGTATTTAAACAAGCAATCTTGACCAAATTGTAAGGTTGTTCCTATTGAAAGTTCTAAAACTGTTTTTGGGTAAACCTCGGCGCTAGCACTAACACCATCCATGTCTAAGTTTGACTTCAAGATGTAAACCTTATCATGGTTGCTAAACTTTACAAAAGAACCAGCAGGTAGGACTCCCGACGCTGCGGTACTATCAAGCAATACGCTAGAAGAGCTTACGGGGATTGCTGTACCAGTCACAGCAGCCGTACCGCTTCCTGTGGATGCGGCGTCAACTTCTGGTAGCTGGGGCATCTGCATCTGACCTTTTAAATTCATCTCATCAAGTACGCCCAAAAGGGTTGTAGCGACATTATCATTAGTAATAACGTTGAATTGTAACTCCCAACGCTGCGCAATCTGTTGTGAACGGATGTGTTTCAGGGAAACTGTATCTGCCGAAAAGATAGGTTGGTTTGTTACGATACTGAAAGGTGTTACAATCACGTTGCCGTTGTAGTAGTATTTTGCCATTTTATCTTCTCCTAAATGTAAACTGGTCTTGCTAAAAATTGTGGTCTGAGTTCCTTGAAGAGAGTTTTGCGGACTTCCCGAACACCCTTGAGGCGCTCTGTGGGGGCCAACCAGTAGCCTTCTCTGGCTACCATAGCCGTACCTATCCCTCGTCTCTCCTCATAGCAGACATCGCCACTCTGTGGCACTCTGTCAGGGACTACCCCAAACCCTAGCTGTGTAGCCAGTTCAAGGAGGTTAGTACAGCCAAGAAACTCTTTGTGGTCACGGTACTTGATCGCGGCCATATCCTTGCTTAGAGACTTACTGCCTCGTAGGAAGGCTTCATACAGGAGAAGGAAAGCAAAACAGTCATTAGTTCCACGGATGTAGGACTTCAGATCTCTGTTTCTTGCTTCTATCTCTCTGGTTGCGGCGTCAATCGCGCCACTAGTTGCTTCTTGGCTATACATTACTTCTCCAATACTAAATGTTTTCTCTGATGTAGAGTTTTACTAGGTCTGCAACAATGTCAGACCGAACGATGTCGTGGACACCAAACTGGACTACAGGAAGGTCAATCTCTGAGTTACTAATAAGCTTAGCAAACCGAAGTAAGTCTTCCCCACGCTTAACATCTGACTGAGCAGGGTCGCCCATAAGAACCAAGGTTGAACCTTCGCCGATACGGGTGGTTACAGCCTTGATCTCGTCCATTTCCAAGTTCTGGGCCTCATCCACTAGGATGATAGACTTTTCGTAAGAACGCCCACGGATGGTTTCAATCGGTTGAATTTCGATCAGTTCTTTTTCCATCATGTAGGCGAACTTATTACTGCCCAGCGCCTTCTTGAGTACTTCTAACATAGGAAGCAACCAAGGGGTCATCTTTTCTTTAATGTCACCGGGAAAGTGTCCGAGTGATTTTCCTGTGGCTACGTTAGCCCGTGTCAGGACGATCTTGTCAAACTTACCCTGCATGTAAAGCATAGCTGCTGTTCCTGCACTGCAGTAAGTCTTTCCTGTACCAGCGCACCCGATTGTAACAACAATAGGGAAGTTCTTGATTGCTTCAATTAGCACGTCTTGTTTCCGGTTTTTAGGAAGAATGTTAAAATGCTTCTCAGGGGCGCGGTATTCCATTTTCTCTTGGTAGCGGGGCTTTGGGCGTTTTGACATAAGTTATCCTTATTTGTAATTGTTGTTAGCTGGGTTCTAGTCGATTTGGTTTTCTACCCAAGTGCGGAATTGCGACGCTGTGACCTCTGGGCGACCTTCAAGTAATCGAATTCGGTTCTCTTGTAGAAATGAAATCTTGAGCAAGACCTCGTTGGTAGAGCCTTGTCTGTATAGTTCTCTCTTAATTTTGGCAAGACGTAGTGCGTACTGCTCCTCAGATTCCTGTGCCGTTGGAAGTGCTTCTTCCCACACCAGACCATTACGAACCTGACCCTTTTTCCCACCAGTGTCATCCTCCATACGATACCCTACTGGGGCCGTTGGTAGATCTTGTGGGTCTACAAGTACGATATTCTCAAGAATACCAGTTGCTATATTTACGATAAATTTTCTCATCATATGCTCCTAATGCAATAAACTTCCATGTATCCATTGGCACCTGCCCCACTGTTAGCACCACCGCCTTGGGTATATGCGCCGCCACCACCGCCCCCAGGGAATGACCCAGAAGCCGCTGGCGTTGACGACCCGTCACTAGCACCTGCACCACCATGCCCACCTTGCAGACTGATCCCGCCAGCGCTGTTCGCGCCGATCATGGAGCAACCGCCGCCGCCGCCGCCAAAACGAGCAAAGCCGCCACGCTGTGATTGGCCAACGCCTTGCGACCCGCCCCTACCTTCATCGCCATTGTCTGTAATAGTCACGGAATTGTCTAAATCGTAAAGCGTAACAGTTGACTGACCTGACGGATTTTCGTTCGATACGCCGCCGCCGCCGCCGCCAAATTCAACATAACGACGCACCCCACTCGTCCCTAATGATGTACTACCACCGTCGCTGCCGCTGTTATTGTTGCCCGTTGTCGCAGGCGCGCCCGCCCCGATAGTCACTGTCTCGGTTGCGGCAAAGTCATCTATTTCATCAAAAATAACTTCACCGCCAAAGCCGCCAGAACCGCCGCCAGCGTCACCTTGCAACGTTTGGTCAGTTGCGCCGCTACCGCCGCCGCCGACACCGAAAACGATTACCTTATCGCCGCTTTCAGCGTTGCTTGGCTTTGTCCAAGTTCCTGATGCCGTAAATTTTTGGACGTCATAAACATACATCGTCGGGGCGTATTTATCAATTGCATTCTTCACTCGAAGTGGTGTCATAATCTGGTTGTTGTTTGTTCCGGCCTGAGCTTCTGCAAGGGTTGCAATGCCGTTACCAGCAACCGACTCAATGTTTGTTAGGTTCCTACTGTTGTCAATAACAGTGGTTCCTGAAATTTGAATAGCCATCTTCGTTCCTTTCTAATTAAACTAGGCGTTTTTCTAGGGCATCTAAGCGAGCCTCTAGACTTTCTATCTTACTTTGTTGCTCTTTGTTGACCTCCACAAGGAGACCAATAAGGGCGTTATAGTTTACTGTCTTACTACCCTCTTCGCCTCTCACGGCATTAGGGAGGACAGCCTCAACTTCTTGGGCAATAACACCAACAGAGCGTTCACCGTTCTCGATGAAGTTATAGGTGTAGCCGTTTATAGCCTTTAACTTAGCAATCGGGTCTTCTAGTGTGACAATGTTTTCTTTCAAAGAACGGTCAGAGGTTGAGTTGACGTCACCTGTTACAGTGATGCCTGTTGTCGTAGTTTCAAATTTTTTTACGTTGGCATGGAAAAGTTCCACCTGACCCGCCGCCTCAAACTTACACATCCACTGGCTGACAACATCATCATAAAACCCTGCTGTTGTACCATCACAAAAGAAACTACAGCGGAGGTTATCCACACTGTTGTAGATCTGGAGACCAGACCACGCACCCCCGCTTACCGAGGAAATCTCTAAAATGTCAGCGCGGTCAGTGGACTCTGAGAGAGTAACCCCTGCGCCAATTGTTAGGCTTGTCATCGTGCCTGTGGCAGGCATTCCTGCCGTAGCACCTGCTTCAATACCGTCTAGCTTTGTACCGTCAACGGAAATGTCTCGACCGTCTACGGTTCCGGTCACTGAAATGTTGGGTACGGTCAAGGTGCTTGTAGAGCCTGTAAAGGTTATGTCTGCATCACTATAAAGTGTTCCGTCCACGTTAACCGCCATAGGGTAGACGCCGTTAAAAGTAGTACCTGTAAAAAGGTTAGCAGGAAGGTTAGCACTAAGCTCAACAATAGCGTTAGAACCATCTTTAGTATAGATCTTTTTGTCTGTAAGGTTGATAGCAAGCTCACCTTGATCAAGATCTGCGACCAAGGGAACCTTTGCTGCTACCGTACTTTTCTTTGGAATAATCTTAGTTGCCATAGGGCATATCCTTTTACTATAGAGTAAGG